AATATCCTCTGGTAATCCTTGCAACACTTCTTCGGGAATATTCTGATTTTTCTGTAGATATCCAAATGCTTTAGAAAGTTTACCTCTAGTTTGTTCATGTTGCTCTTGTTGTGCGATCTGCATATATTGATTGAGTACTTCTTGGCCTTTCTCTCCATATGGACTAAGAGCAGAACGCAATGCTTCCATTTTCTTAGATTGTGGAGCTCCTTCAAGGGATTTGTCTTGCATGACGCTTTCTAAGCTTCTATTGGCAAAAAAAGTATTTAAGCCATTACCAATGCCTTGGCCTAAACTTAATCCAAGCATTTCAGATAATTTGCCTTGAGGATTTTCTGTCTTGATTACTTGAACCATGGTTTACCCCATACCTAAAGCTGCTAATACACTAGGATTCATTGCACCACCACTAGATAACCCTCCTGTTGGAGAAGGACCGCCACCTTTGAATAAGCTGCTTATTCCACCTCCAAGAGCAGCTCCAAGAGGACCTCCTAAGCCAGCTCCTATTCCCATAGCTAAAGGTCCCATAATACCCGCAGAACCTTGTTTTTGTTGGTAGGCAAACGGTTGGTAATTTAATCCCTGCTGAGACAATTGATTGAATTGGTTATATTGTTGCCCTGCGGCTTGTTGTTGAAGTTGCGAAAATAATTGAGCCAGTTGTGATTGTAAACCAGAAGCAGCACCGCCAAGTGATTGACCAAACCCGCTAGAAGATAGGGCACCAGCGCCTGCAAATCTTTCCGCAATTTGTGGAAGTAATTGTTCTTGGAATTGTTGCAAGTATGGAGAAGAGAATTGATTGAATGCATCTTGCTGATTCTCGCCAAGAAGATTATTGAAATAGTTCTGTGCAAGATCATAGCCACCGCCTCCTTCAGATAAACCCATGGCTTGAGCAAGAATGTTATTATGTAAACCTTGCTGCTCTTTTGTCCCTGTGGCAACTTTTTTCAGTTTATCTGGGCTTCCAAAGAGCCATTCGCTAAATTTTGGCATACATCACCTAATTCTTTAAGTATTCCATAACCCACACACACCAAGTGAGTGCGTTACCCGAATTATTTTGAATCACAATCGTATTTGTCGAGCTAATATACCGAACATAAATGTCGGGATCATTGAGAAAGTAAGAAGTTCCACCAGTATCTATTGCTCCTCCAAATCCTTGAACTGGATATAGATACCCAGAAATATTCATTGGTTGCGTAGAAGAAGATAATACTAAGTTGGTTGTACCAGCTGGTATATTACCGCCATTTAAAGACACTAAATCAGCAGTAATTCTATAGGCATTTCTATTCTGCTGAGGATTGCCATTTTGAAACCATTGGCCAAAATTAGCATTCTCTTGAAGAAGAAACAAGCCACTGACTTTAGTATTTACTGCATTCGCAACTCGACGTAAGTAAAGCAATAAGATATTTTCAAAATCCTTATCCTCTGGGTTTACATCCAAAGAAATTGGAAGTTGATTCGTATTTAAAGGATTGTTACTCGAAAATGTCATTGTAAAGCCGCTTTACATTAGTTGATTAGTCTGCCGCCTTCCCTTAACCAAAGATTCATGGCATTCAATTCCATGGGTGTTTGGTGCGTTGCCAATTGATTCATGAGAGAATCGTCATAAGTCAGTCCAATTCGAAGATACTGTCCAAACTGTGTGCTATAGAATCGATACCAGGCATATTCAGAACCTGGAATATAAGTCTGTCCATCGACTGGTGAAGTATTCCAAATCCCACCACTTGTGTAGGCTGTAAAGCCAGTAGAATCAGTGCCATTAAGAGTGAAATTATTCGCATCTACGACGGTAATGGTATATATGGCCGCATTCAACTGAGTCATGCCTTGGACATTGGCAATATAGATTGGCGTCCCAGTAATGAGGCTATGGCCAGGACTTGTGATTTGACATGGATTGGATTGCGTCGCATTTGTAATAAAGCCACAATTTTGCGAGGAATTAATTACCTCTTGATTCGTCGCAATTAGGTTAGCCTGCTCGCCCAAGTAGGAATTAACGAAAAGTTGCACGGTAACTGCAGCAATTGCAGGGGAAATTAAATTGGAATCCATTTGAAAATCGATATAGGAAAGTTTGAACTGCTTTCCAGCTCCTTGAAATGGATTGAAATCTTTTCCAACTAGATTCATCTTGGGAAATAACGTCACAATACCACCACCTAAATAGGTAGCAACAGAAGTGATATTGACTGCGTCGTAGCTTTGAGATTCTTGGTCCCAAATACTCAAAGTAATAGTATTGGCATCAACGACAGTGACATTGTAGATGACATTATTTAATCCAGGGTCAGTTCCACTCCAGATGGTATTCTGTATGTAAATAATTTCTCCATTAGCCAGATTGTGACTAGGAATTGTGATCTGTGTTGGAGTAACTCCGAAATTCACAGCTGTTATGGCCATGGAAGGAGCATAGAGTGTAGTTACCGATTCTGGTGTTTCTGCATCGGGATTCTGGTAAATATTGACAAAACCAGCTTGAGTTCCTGAAGCAATATAATCCACGTATTGCTGGTCATCGACATTGTCCCAGCTGACATTGCTTTCCCAGAAGGTTGTTAAACTATCCCAGGTGATACCAAATTGAAATTGAGCAGGCCCAAAGCATGTAATGGTATCTCTAAATTTAGCCCAAGTATTATTACGATAGTTGAATAACAGTACTGTATTTGGGTACGTTTGAGTTGTAGAAGCATTGGCAGTATCAATGTAATTCCAATAGACAAGTTCTCTTTGAAAATCTCTGACTCCATGAACGAAATTCGGAGCGCTGTTTTGTATTTCAAATCCAAAAATTTGATCTGGGATTTGATCATCTAGTCGTGCAACACCATTCGCAGCCGCTTGTATAACACCGCGATTGCTTACAGCCATTACTCCCTGGTCAAAGATAATAGGACTAAAAGTGCTAACGGAGCCAAAATCTGAAGAAATTCGCTCGAAAATAAAGGGAAGGCCATACTCTCCTATATAACGAAGTTGCCAGGTAGAATATTCAAAAAATACAATTAAAGTATTTCTAAAAAACGCTGCACTGACAATGGATTCGTTGGTAGGAGCATCTAAAAAACCTCCTCGTCCAAAAATATCAGACCTCCATCCGTTGGTTTGGTCCGTTGGGTCTCCTATTTGACTAAATCTACATCTAGAAAAGAAATTTGTTGCACCTGTATACGTATCAGCCGTAACACCTTCCCAGGTATTTAAGGCCAACAATCTTCCATAATAAGGGATTAAAATAAGTGCTTGCCAAAGAGTCGTTGTTGCCGTTAGTAATGGCTGCAAATCTATCCATGTAGTATTGTTGTAATACCGAATAGGATCATAACTAGGAGCTACTAAATCTATGTTATTATTTGTTTCAAAGAAATATCTTAAATCAGCAGTCGCACCTTGAAAATTGGTTCCCCAGAAAAAGTCTGTATTTGTTCCTGTCCAAGTTGTCCCAGGCACTAATTCATTAAAACCACTTTGGTACTGATAGGCATATTTTGTATCGAAGAAGACTGTTGAATCAATTCCAAGCGTAGCTACTTCTCTTCTCAAGATTCCCATGACTGGCAATGCAGGATAATAATTCATTGAAAGAGTAGTTGCATTACCTGCACCTACTGTCATAATGAGCGTCACGCTGCCCGTCATATAGTTAATGGTCCCAGAATTTCCAGGAGTCGCATTTGTAAGCGTTCCATTGCCCTGATCGACAAAAGGTGTACCTAAGGTAGCTATTGAGATGCTAACGCTTCCTGGTTGATTCTGTGCGTTAGGCTCTGGAGTAATGGAAAGTTTGGTGTATAGATTGAATGTCCAAGGAGATGCTGAGCTATTTCCTATTGCTTCATTTAGAAAAACACGGCGAAGACGACCCATGGGGACTTCACCATCGCGCTTTTTTGTTCTCTCGCGATATACATAGGCATTTTGTAAATTGGAATAAGCCTCATTGGCCAAGAATGCAGGTTTTCGGTCTTGTGTAAGACCCCCGCCAGGATATCCTCCAATCAAGACTTGCTGAAAACCAGTCATTTAGTTACCTATAGCTGTTACATACATGCCAGTAAAATGACTAGAAGAAGTTGCTTGAATCCGAAAATTAGCTGTATTGACCGTTCCAGAAGCTACGTATAATCTAATCGTACTATTATCATCAACCACACCTGTCAAAGAAACGTTAAAACAATTATTTGGAAAAGGAATGGGAAAGCTGTAGTTTGTTGCGACAACTGGATTTGCCACAAACATCCATTGAAATAGAATTCCTCCAGGAAGATAGCTATAACCATTTTGAGTTGCTACAGGAGCTACGTTCATGGTTAATTGAGCTACACGTCCCCCACCAGATTCATAAAATAGAGCTTCGTCAAGATTAATACTGTTTATTTGTCGGCAATAAAGCTGACCATATCCGCCAATAGCAACAGGATTCCCAGATTGAGGTACTAAGTGAATCACTTTATGATAACCAGCTGGCTGTGAACCTGGATTTCCATTGTTATCAATGTGATCGATAGCCAAGGTTTGAAAAGTTCCATCAAGGTTATTTCTAATGGTTGCCTTGGTTTGACCTAGAGAAGACCCATCTGGAGGATATCCTGGGGTAAATGTTGGTATTGGCATAATATTCCTTTAAACTGCTACTGTTGGAATTGGCTGTA